TGCCAAGCAACTTACTAAGTTCGAGAAGGCGCTGGGTCGTACTGCTCCTAACGTGAGCGCAATGGTACGCGCGAAAGACCTCGTAGACCGTGGAAACGTCTATGAGCTGAACGGGGGAGACCCCATGCATTTGTATGGGTTTCTTCCGACTGACCGCCGAGCCCCACTCCTTGTGGGGACCGCACCAGAAGCCCGGACCGTGATCAATTCACTGTTTTGGCTGACGCAATGTGGTGCATGGTGCGAAGAGCACCGTGACCTCGTTGAGCCGCTGGTTGAGGGCATCGATGGTTTCTGGGAAGAAGCCTATCTGAACTCAGATATGGGTGCAGATAACCTGGTGTCCGGCATGTTGGGTTGGCTTCAGGAACCTGGCTATAAGCTTCGGTTCATCGCCAATCCAATGAGAGCGTTGCAATGTTTGTTAACCCCACTGAAGAATGCAGCATTCAATTCCCTGCGTCCTGTAAAGCAGGACTACACCTTCAGGCAGGATGACTGTGTTCCCTTTGCCCAAGCAAAGCTGCGACAGGGCGCTACGGCGTACTGTTTCGATTTGCAACACGCAACGGACCATTTCCCCCTTGATATCTCGCTATACCAACTCCGGAGGTGTTGGGTTGCAGAGATCTGGGTGACTGCATATAGGGATATATGCAGAGGGGCCTGGCTATCAGACGATCTGAAGGAGACAAAACTCCGGAAAGGTCGGTACGGGCGGATCCGTCCATCAGACAAGCCTGGAGTCGATTTCCAAGTCGAACAAAAGGCTTACTGGTGGGACGTGGGACAACCCCTTGGGTTGGGACCCGTATTCGCTGTTGCGCTAGGAATGACACACGGTGCCCTTATCCGGGGCATCGCCAGAGAGGCTGGCGTGGGGGATGACTGCTTCATGCTCCTAGGAGATGATGTAGCCATTTTCGACGAAACAGTAGCAACACGTTATCTCAACGTGCTAGCCGATCTTGAGATCCCTGTGTCTGCAGACAAAACGCTCGTCAGTAGCTCTCACTGCGAATTCGCAGGGAGGATAATCACTGAGAGCTCCGTTCTCAAGGGTTATAAGTGGAAGGGTTACAACGAGGATAACTTCCTCGACGTGGCCCGAAATCTCGGACCTACGAGTCTACCACTTTTCAGTACCCAACAGCAGTCGATTCTTCGTACATTGGGCCCCGTACCCACACCGTATGGATGTGGCTGGAATCCGCAAGGAAGAAGCTACTCGGAACGGATAGGGTGCTGGGAGTTCACAGGGAACCCGCTAAGCCCTGACCCTCGCGTCGTACGCCCTGAGCGAAATGCCCAGATACTGCACTACTCGGCGGGAGGCAGCCCTTGGTATAAGTGGTTGCCGTCGACTGTCGGTAAGGTCGACCAGACCTTACAAAAGTCGGTGTCACGCTTGCTCTCTGGGTTACCCCTAGAGATAGCTTGCGCAAATCACTTGCGTACGCAAGACGGAACTGATCCATACTCACGC